CGGTGCCAAGATCCTCATTGTGGGGGACATCCCTACTGAGCAGGACTTCCTCAAAGGTGAACCCTTCATCGGTGGCGGGGGGTATGAACTTAACAAGATCTTGAATGAAGCCGGAACATTCAGGGAACACGTGGGTATGACCCTTGTGATGCAAGACCGGGTAAGGGGTAATGCAGTTGAAAACATCGTTGCGACGAAGAAGAAAGATATTACATCTGACCATGTCCTATACAATGGGAAGTACGTCAGGCCCGAAGTGGTGGACGGGATCGAAGCTCTTAGAAAGACTATCGAACGGGTTAAGCCGAACGTCATTGTTCCGGTTGGAAATCTTGCTTTATGGGCGCTTACCGGCGAATGGGGTGTTAATAATTGGCGCTCAAGTGTCATGGAAAGTACACTGGTGCCCAAAGCGAAGGTTATACCGACTCTCCCGCCATCCAGGATTATGGTCCAATGGTCGACCAGACCGCTGGTCGTACACGATTTTAAGCGAGCAGTCAGAGAGAGTCGATTTCCCGAAGTAAAGCGTGTAAATTACTCGCTAGTAATCCGCCCCGATTATGATACAGCCGCAGCTAAGCTGAAAGAACTCATTGCGTTAGCCATGTCAGAGCAATCTGCTGGTCGCAAGTTGGAAATAGCAGGGGATATCGAAACCCGTGCAGGACATATTGCTTGCATTGCCTTTG